CAAGAAAGGACGCTTAGCGTTCTTACCCAAGATTTGGTCATATACCGTGGTAGAACCAGCGGGAACCAACATACCATTAATCTTACCGGCATTGATACCACCGCGCATAGTGGGGTCGTTCAAATATTTCCAGTCAGTCTTATAGAAGTCGTAACCGCGAGTAAAGCCTTTGAAGCCGAGGTTCAAAGCCATGTCCATGTCGTTGTCGAACAAACCGTATGAAGTACCGCCAACACCATAAGAGTTTTGAGCAGCCAACATATCGTCAATGTCGAAACCGAACTGACGGTCCAAGAAGATTACGTTCTCCTGAATAGAACCCTGCTTGTCCAAGCGCTCTACGATAGAGTCGAATTCAGACAAAGTAGATGGGTTACCACCAGACCAAACGTTACCACGGTTGTTTACAACGTAGAATACGCCTTCAGAACCTTTGTAGGTAACGCCAGCGCCGGCAGCAGCACCAGAACCAGCCTCAGCGGGAACCGCTTCAACCATAGCTGTCTCCAAGTAGTCTTCAAAGCGCAAGCGAGTCTCGTGCTCAGACTTCAAGTACCACAAGTAACCAGTAGCACCATTCTCAGTGGTAACCTCAACCCAGCCAATCTGAGCCATGTCGGAACCAGAAACAGCATACTTGTCCTTGATGATGATGGGGCTGTTCTCGAAGATGACATCGTCAGCCTCCAAAGAACCGTCCATACCTTCGGTACCCTTCTTAAATTCAGAACCGTAGATAAACAAGCTACAAGCAACGCCAGAACCAAAAGTCTGACCGCCTGCCTCGTAGTAAGCAACGTCAATCGTGCCAGCAGCAGTGTCTACAGCAGTAACGATAGCCTTGTTGTACAAGGTAGCGGCGCCTGCATTAGCAGATACCATGATGGTTTGTCCAACGCGGATAGCGATAGCTCCAGAACCTGGAACCAGAGTGTCGTTGATAGTCAACGTAGCGGTGTCGGCAGCGGCAGAAGCAGCAGAAGTAACGTTAGTGTACTTCGTGTGCAAGCGACCTTGCTCGGCCCACTTGATAAGGTCAGAGTTAGAGGGCATCTCTGCTCCAACCATGCGCAAGAAAGATGCTACGGTACGGTTACCATAGCGCTCGAACTCCTTCTCGTAGGTATCGGGAAGATATTGATTCAAGAAATCAAAGTTCGTGATGTAGTTGGTGGACAATGCCACCTGTTCGGAACTGGGTTGTAAATCGAACCCGGGAACCGCTTGTACTGAACCAGCCATTTTATTTTGCGGGGTTAAGTGTTATTATTTGTTTGAACGAATTTTGAGACCACGACCAGAGTCGTTGCTCAGTGACTTCACGTTCATCCCACCTTTGCTGACGGCTTGCGGCGATTGTCTAATGTCCATATTAATGTTCTTAGATTTTCGTGCAACGTCATCAACAGCAGCCGACATGCCTTGTTCGTAAAAGAATTTAGCAAATCGTTCGGGATTCATCGCGACGGCCAGCGCCTTATGATATCCTTTGGCGTCCTCAATTAGACCGTCTTCATTAGCGAACTTACCAATAAAGTTCATAATGTCAGACTGAGACTTTTTGAGTTCCGCAGCTTCGGCTGGAGAATAAACAAGAGTCTTGTCGTTGACCGCAAATTCAAAACCTTTGAATCCGTCACCGAAAACCTCGCTAGTCTTCTGCTGAAACCATTCGTACCGTTTCTGGTTCTCCTCTTGGACACTTTGAGCCTGTGCCATATATTCCTTGTAAGCTTTAGAAGCCTCTTGGTCCTCGGTAGAGACCGCCATACCACTCGACTCAAGTGGCGCACGATACTTCTCCCGTTCTTCCTCGAAGAACTTCTTAGCTTTTGCAAGCTCTTTCTTCATAGCCAGCTTTTTGCGCTTGACATCAGATTCGTCATCCAAGTCCTCATCAAATGAGAAACGCTCATCAATCATGAACTGGATGTCTTCCGAGTCTAAGTCAGACTCTGTCTGCGCATAGTACTGAGCTAAAAGACTTTGTGGGTTGCTCTCATCAATGTCTTCATTGAGTTTAATGAAGTCTTTGATTCCGCGACCCGTTTCTTTTTTATACTTCATATAAGCAGCAACATCTTCTGGCAACTCAGAGGCCTCTTCTCTGGCACTAAAGAGTTCATCCACAGAGTTAATCTGCTTATCGTAGCGATTTTTAATAAACGAAAGAACGTCTTCCTCATTAAGCGATGAGGGCGCTTTGTCCTCTAGTACTGACTCCTGAACGGGTTCGGGAGCTTCTTTTGTTTCAGAAAGGGACTCCTCGTGTTTAGCAAGCAACTCCCCTTCTATCTCTTGAACTGATTTGGCTTCCACCGAACCAAGCTCTTTTACCTTGATTTCCATAGATTTAATTTAATTACACAAAGTTATGATAAAAAATATAGTCTCATCTGGGCTCGAATTCAGCAAAGTCAAATCCGTCCAGCGAGTCTTCATTCGACTCAAAGTTTACGGGCGGTAGGTTATTCTTTCGCTGCTCTATAAGCTTAGATTGTTCTGTGTTTTGCTGGCTTATTCGCTTAGCCTTTGCCTTTTCTCTTTCTCCCTCACGCTCTTTAAGTGCGGATTCCGATACGCCCTTTAGGCTCATTTGATACTGGAATTCCTCGGCCATCAATGAACGCTTAAGCTCGGCTTCATTACGCATCTTCTCAATCTCAAACGCCACCTCTGCCTGCTTGATTTGCATCTTGCCCTGGGTTTCGGCTTGAATCTTCTGAAGCGCTGATTCCGCAGCCATCTGCTGTGATTGCATTTGAAGCTGAGCCTGAGCTTGTTGCTGCTGCATAGCCATCAGCTGGTCTTGCTCCATCTTCTGTTTGCGCTTGACCTTCAGCAGTTGGTTGGCCATCTTAAGATTTTTAATCTCTCTGATGTCAATAGCATCTTCAAGGTTAATGTCCCCTTTAGATAATGCCATCTGTATGTTGGCCTCTAGCTGAGCCTTTTGTTCCTCATCCGGAGAAACCTCAATAAAGATGCCGAAGTCATAAATGTACAAGTCCTTGATTTGGTCAAGAATAGATACATTATACTTTCCAATCTGATTAACAAACTCTTCCTTGAACTGAGAGTATTCTAATATGTCAGATATGCGCAACGCGAGCGCTTCCGCAAGTGTCCGAGTCAAGTATAAACTGCTCTCCAGAATGTGTCTTGTCGCCGTGTTTGAGTTAAGCGCCGCAAGTTTCTGTACACCAACCAATGCATTGGGGTCTGGCGTTGAGCCATCGCGAGCTTCATTCAGTCCAGTTACTGCACGAAGCATATCCATGTAGTGATTGTAGTTCCCAATAAGCGCAGCCATCTTAGACTGTCCAGAGTTGCTGGTTAGTTGTTGAATCGGAACACGAGCATTATTAAATTCTCCGTCTTGTGTATAGGACCGTCCAATAACTGAACCCGTTTGGAAATACAAGCGAAGAGCATCCTCTGGATTATATGCCGAGCCAGTTCCCAAGTCTACTTCGTTTAGCCCGTCTGCGTCAATAAATACGCCATCGGGGACCATGCGAGATATAACCTGCTGAAGCTTTAGGTGTGTAATCTGAATTAAGTCCGCGAATGGAATCATTCTGCGAACCAAAGATTCAATATTCCCCTTATACATTCTTGGGGCGACAGCAACATAGTTGGGCATTGTATGTTGAGATGCGGACTTAGGACGAACCATGTTCTCCATCATCTCCCACTTGAGCATGATGTTTGTTCCCATCACCATTACGCCCTCATACCATACATCGATGGTTTTTTCCACCTTGCTGAACCTTCCCTCCTCCATCATTTCTGCTGGGGGGTTGAAGGTGTCATCTTTTTCAATGACGCGAGTTCCGCCGTCTTCTAGTTCCTTCTTTTTATAGACAAACTTCTTAGTTGTCTTGTAGTTAAAATACAAGAGCGTTGCGCTGTCGCGATAGAAGATGTCGTTGTCGTAGAATTGAGCAACATTAAAGTAGTCATACCATGTTTGGCTGTACTTTGAAATGGTGTCCAAGTCTTCGTTGGTGAGTGTTGGGTCTATCTTTAGTAGCTCAGTAATGGGAAGAGTTTTAATCTCACCCCAGTAGAAGCAGTCTTTAAAATGTGGGTCCTCGGTGTAGCTATATACCACGTTTGCTGGGTCTACATAACTAATTTTAATTCCATCTCCAGGAAGGAACTCTTGCTTTGTCATTCCAATCCCTAGGACCGTAAGGTCGTAGTCAACTCTCTTTCGAATATCATTATAGTGATTTTCGTCAAGAACTGTGTTAACAGCCTCCTCCTCAGCAATCTCAATTGCTGGCTTGTACTTTAGCTGCATGTGAAGCTTTAGCTCGTCCTCGTCCCTAGGGAGTTCCATAGGGTTGACCTGGAATGGGTCAATTCCAAAAGATTCAGACATCTTTGTCAAGACATCCTTAGCCACCATGTCACCCTCTACCATATCTTGGTATTGGTTTCTCTTTTCAGCAGAGATGGCGTCTTGTGCATATGCCTTAACGGTGAACAGTCTATCAGACATCCCATTAACAACAATATCCACAAACTTAGGAAGTATGGGTACGGGTGTCCAGTCCAGATTCAAATAGCTCAGGTCGCCATCTATAGCGAGCTCATTCTTGTACTTTGCAATGGACTGTTCGCCGCGGGCGTAGAGCCGCAGTCTCATGAAGTCTCTGAGCTGTGAATAATATCGGCTGGTGTTCCCGTCCTTTCGGAACCACTCATATTGAATCGCTTGTCCAATCTGAAGACCGAACTCATCAGTGGCCTTCTCCGCGTCGGAAACAAATTGACTTGGAAATCCGGTAGGAGAGATGTTTATATTTACCTCTTTCATTTACTGTAATAGTTCGCTTCGTGAACCGCGATTATTATATCTAGCAAAGTTAACGCTTATTTTTGATTGCTTTTGTTCAGGTAGATACATATGCTTTTGGTTGGCCATGATGGCCAATCCAGAACTAATCGTGGCGTCAAACTTGGTTCGGTTATTAATATCAAATCGAGCCCAGTCCTCAAGTGTTCTCGTAAAATACATCTCTCCCATGTCCTCAGCATCTCTATATGTTCCTTCCATATCTACGCCAACGTGCTTCTCAATATATGTCTCAATTGCTGATGCGTGAGACTGCTTGACATCTTCGCTAGTGTTCGGAATGCCTCCAAGTTCTCTTTCCGTCTTTGAAAGTTTAGCCAAGTGCTTGTCGGGTCGGTTCATGCTAAAGCCTCTGTATCCCCTATTCTTGAAATGATACAGGAGTCTCGGCTTGTTGTTTTCAGCTAAAACGGGCATGCCATAAAAAACACAGGCCATCAGAACATCTTCAAAAAATATTTCTGCGGTCTGTGGTCTAGCTACATACTCTAAGAAAAAATGATTAGTTGGAGCTTCGTCCATGTGAAATTTAGTCATGCCGTGCAGCGCCCCATTTGAGCCGCCACCTCCCACCACGCCGGAGATGTCATACGAG